AAATAAGATCGTTGTATGTAACAGCAATCCGCTTGGCAACGCTGTTGCTAAATCGATTGAGGTCGATTGCATTTCGATACAGCTCCGAAGGTGTGCTCATAAATCATGCAGATCCAACCGCTCAGATTTTTCAACGCAGATAACAGAGACATCCGCGCCGATGGTCAAAGCGTTGCCGACAATGTCGCTGAACTCTTGGATCACTTCCGCATCCCTTTTGTTTACACGAGTTTCGGTGACGCTATAAATCCCGTCTTCGTCATACCAAGTGACGCGAACTACTGCATAAACCTGCTGCTTAAGCTGCTGCCTGACGTAGTACAGATACTGCTTATCAGGTTCTTGCTTCTCGGTTTTCCTCAGTTTGTCAATCCAGCTCATCAGTGACCTCCGGGTCTTCATCCGGCATTGTGGCCTCAGTCTCAACCTCGGGTTCAGGCTTGTCCATTTCAATTAAGCCACCGGTCTGAGTGGCTTCGACTTCCTCTTCAACGTTAAACTCATCGCCCAGCACTTCGCCGGCTGACAGCTGATTAAGCAGCGTCTCCTGAGTAATCGTTCCAGCGGTGTACAGCTGCAGCAATGCCTGAATCTCCTGCGGCTCTAGGCGTGTTGCTAGGAAGTCGCGGTTAATAAAGCTGCTGCCGATCTGCGATTGCTGCATGTACTGCGCGTGAAACGTCAGGCAGTTGTCAATCAGGTCTTGCATCTGCTGCGCAATCACCATCATGGTGCTGTCGCCTTGGCTGCGATCGATCCGCTTGGCTTCTGCTGTTTCTGCGCTGAGCTTTTGCCCGAGCACTGCAGCAAGGCCCAGTTCATTGATCTGCTGTGCAATCTGCTCAAGTCGCTGGAACTGTGCGCTGTAGCTGTTGCCAGATGGCTCGATGTATGAAGCCGATGCCGATTCTGGGAGGGCTAAAGCTTCGCCTGGACCTGCGCTGATCTCTTCCGCCGATTGCGGGAAACCAAAAATCGCGAGCATCGGAACTGCCGAGATATGCAGCTGATTGTCCAGATCAGACTGCACTTGATACGCCTTCAGGTTTAGCTCTGCAATGTCAGCCAGTGGTGGCCGCGACTCAAGGACACCGACGCGGTTTGAATAGGCCACCGAAAACGGGATCTCGCTCAGGCTGGTTGTGCCTTCATCCACCAAGCGGAATTCACCCTTGTCATCCTTTTGATGGATTTCAAACGCGCCAGGGGTAAGCACTCGCACCTGCTCAACCTGCTTTTCGCCGTAGAGGCCATCAGGGACGGTGATTTTTTCCATCAGCCTGACCATCGTCAGCTGCTGCTTGCCGTTGGCAATTTCACTGCGCCAGCCGAGTATGTCCGGCGGCGCATATTGACTCCAGTATGGGCGGCCATTATCGCCAGCCTTGGGTGCATCAACCAACACACCAACGTGACCATATCTGATGCACTTACGAGCGGTTTCGTAAGTCCAGACGTTGAGATCGTTGCCTTGCAAGTCAACGTCAAACAGTTGCTCAGTTACAGCGTCGCTGACATCTTCTAAGCGCACAGGCTTGCGGGTCAACATGCCCGCCAACATGCGTTCCAGCCTGACGTAATACGGCGCAAGCGTTGAACGCATCAGCCTGTTGTCATAAGCCTCATCTAGTTCTCTCGGTTCTTGCGGCAGGTATTTTCTGTGCCCTTTTCTGATGCCGTAAGTACCCTGCAGCAAAGCCTCAATCAGAAGCCAGTGCGGCTCCATGTTGATGTAAGCCGTGTTTGGGCTTTCAACACTGGTGACATTGCCAACACGCTGCCTACCTGAAAAACCTGAATACACGACCTAATCCCGCCCAATGCCAGCAGTTTAGTAAAGCCTGATCCCTGTGCCCCGTCCAGCGCGTGCGTTAAGCATCGAGAAGTCACGGTAAATCAAATAACCAAGCGCATCGTTCATGTGGTCATAGCCAGCATCCTTGTCTGGGTCACCGGCTTCGGTGTAACTCTGCAGCTCTAAACACTCGATCGTTCGCTTGCAATTTGCCGCCACTTGCAACCGGACTTCACCTTTGCCGTTCTCCAGCAAAGCCTGAACAGAAGCCACCCGATCACGGATGGGAGGATTTGCCTTGGGCGATTGATTGCTGAACCCATACGACTCAAGAATCTGAATATCAGTGCGCGATGCGTTTGTGCTGCGGTTGCCGCCGGATGCGTCTGGGTAGATGTAGACCTTGCGACCTTGAGCACGAGATTGGATTGCTTGCGCCATGGCATCAGTGTCATGCGCTTTGCTGATTTCATCAATCAACAGAAGTTTGCTGCCCAAGCGAACGCCAATGACTGCGGACATGTTGCCGATATTGAAGTCAACGCCCACACGCAACGGTTCGGTGCTGACATCGGGGATGGAGGTTGTGACGTGCTTATCGCGACTGAACCTGTCGTAAACCTGGCCGGTCGTGAGGTTGCAGAACTGCCCCTCAAGATATGCCTTGAGCAGGCTCGGGTCATAGTTGGCTTGAAGCCTTTCAATGAAATCTTGCGGCAGGTATGGGTTGTCCCGCGTTCGCATCCTGATGAGCTTTCGGTCTGTGCGTTCCTGCGCTTCTTCTGAGCCGAAGGTGTTCCACATCCAACGGAATCCTTCTGGCGTTGATGCTGCGCTGAACTGCCGAACATTGCCAGCCCTTAAACGGCCAAGGATCTTTGGGAATGCCCGCGTGCAAATGGACGGGTTTACGGTATCAATTTCATCGCACAAGATATAGGCAAGGTTGAGGCCGATGATCCTTGAGTAATTTTCAAACGATCGGCACAACAGCTTGCTGTCACCGCCAGGAAAGTGCAAAACGTACTCAGGCAATGGCGAGGCGCGGAACGTATAGGGGATTTGGTAGTGCTCAAGAAACTGCTCAAAGTCCGCTTGCCAAATGTCACGAATCAACGGGCCAGTTGGCTCCATCACGCAACCCGTGAACCCTTGGTTTGCCGCCGCCATGAAACAAGCCTTTGCCGCTAGGGCTCGCGTTTTGCCAGCGCCGTAACCAGCACTGATGCCAAGGATTTCGGTCTGATCATCATCAACAAAGGCTCGCTGGCCTGGGTGCAGGTCGTCCCTAATCCGATCAAGAAGGCGCTGAACATCAAACGCCGTATTGGCATCACCGATCCGCTGCAGCACAGAGCCTTCGGCAATGTGGCCAAGGATTCCGTTCACTGCAGCACCTGGGCAATCTGCGCTGCGGTCTTGATGCAGCCCAAAGCAGCGCCGAGGTTGTTTTGCTTTCTGGCCTCTTTTTGAAGCGTTGCCAGCTGGGCAAGAATCTCTGCAGTAAAAGTTAGGCGATCAGTTTCCCAGTCAGCGCGGATAAGCTCCCGCGCACGAGCGATATAGGTGTCAGCAGTGCGGTCTGAAGCCTCCCACTCTTTCGCTGCGTACTGAAGGATCTCAGAGCGGACAGCGCCGTTTGCCAAAAGCCGAGCAACGCGGTTGATGCGCATGTCCATCTCAATTTTGGTGGACTTTTTACCCATCAGTCCTCCGGCTGGCTTTGATCAAAGTGTGACGCAGAAGGGTCGCAGATGGCGGTGTTACCGGTGAAGTCCTCCCAGCGCTTGACGATGACATCGCAGTAGGCGGGATCTAGCTCCATCAGGCGTGCGTGACGACGAGTCTTTTCGCAAGCAATGAGGGTCGTGCCTGAACCACCAAATAGGTCAACGATTAGCTGGCCTGGCTTACTGTCTTTTTCGAGTGCCCTAATAGGAAGATCGCAAGGCTTTTGGGTTGGGTGCGCTTTAAGGTGCTCGTCTGTCATGTGTATGCGACGCACAAACCAAACTTCCTTCTTGGCTTTGGGGTAGCGCCAGCACAGCTCAAACGACGATCCAAAAACTTTGTTTTCGTCTTCTGAATGTGCTTTAGCCCAAACGAGTGTCGAACCTTCAGACCAGTTTGGGATTGAGTTGCAGAAGTAATCTGCGCCCCAGATGTACCAAATAGGAGAAGGCAGAAGGCGCATCATTGCGCCAGCGTCAAAAGGCTTGTCATCATCGTGGACAGGTTTATAGGACTTTGTTGAAGTCCCCATTTTTGTGTAATCAGTATCTAAGTCCATTCCATAAGGAGGGTCGGTGAAGACCATGTCAGCCTTTTTCCCATCCATTAGGCGTTCGACGTGCTGCGGGTTGGTGGAGTCACCACAGAGCAGGCGATGGTTGCCAAGGATCCACAGGTCGCCGGGTTTGGTGATGGGATCTTCTGGGGCCTCGGGTACG